AGTTCTGATGCGATGGCTGCGGTTGACAATGACCTTCTGAAAGAGACTCAGCATCATTCGATGGCGATTCAGAAACCTGAACGCCAGTCGCGTGTTACATTTGGAGGTCCCAAAGGACCTTGAGTCTACTGTTTTAACCCCTTTGCTTTAAGGAGCAACTTAGATGGCTAATACCAACGGAAGTTTTGGTCTTCGCCCGCTTAATAAGATGGGCGGCGGAGCCAATTCCACGGGTATTTCCACGTATTCCATGTACGAAATTGCGAACGGCAACACAGACAAGCTGTACCACGGCGAACCTGTGATTCCACTGTCCACCGGCTACATTGGCGCTCCGGGCGCTGCTGCCGGTGGAACCGTGGGCCTTTTGGGCGTCTTTCAAGGTTGTCAGTACGTTGCGAGTGCTACTGGAAAACCCACGTGGAGCAACTACTGGCCCGGTTCCGGTGCTGATAGTAACCACCCTGTACAGGCGTTTATCTGCGACGATCCGATGCAGCTTTACGTGATTGCAACGGATGCCACCTGGACATCCAAGGCTACGGCCCGTGCCGCAGTCTTTGCCAACGCCAACTTCTCGACCGGTATCACCGGAACGGATGCGACTGGTTTGTCGCTCGGTCGGTTGGCAATCAGCACGATTAACACTACGGCTGCCCTTCAGATGCGGATCATGGGGTGGGTACAAGACTCGCTCAATGAAGATTTCACGGCTGCGGGCATTGGTGCAATCGTTCGGTTGAATAACCACTTCAATAGCAACAACGGTGCTATTGCGGCTGGTACTCCTTCAACCACTGGCGTATAGGAGGGTTTGAATAATGGCTATTAGTAGAGCCCAACTCGTAAAGGAGTTGGAACCCGGCCTGAACGCATTGTTCGGAATGGAGTACGATCAGTATGATCGTGAGCACGAGATGATCTTCTCCATGGAGAGTTCGGACCGCGCATTTGAGGAAGAAGTTATGCTGTCCGGGTTCGGTGCCGCACCTACGAAAGGTGAAGGCAGCGCGGTTGGCTATGACGACGCGCAGGAAGCGTACACCGCTAGGTATACGATGGAGACTATCGCACTTGCCTTTTCCATCACGGAAGAAGCGATTGAGGATAACCTCTATGACCGCCTAGCCTCGCGCTACACCCGTGCGCTTGCTCGTAGCATGAGCCAGACGAAGCAGGTTAAGGCCGCAGCGGTTCTTAACAACGCTTTCGATAGCGCGTATACGGGCGGGGATGGCATCGAGCTTTGTGCTACGGACCATCCGCTCGTTAGTGGCAGCACTTTCCGTAATGAACTGACCACGGCGGCAGATCTCAATGAGACGAGCCTAGAGCAGTCCCTTATTGATATTTCCAGCTTTGTTGACGAGCGGGGCCTCAAGGTCGCCGTTCGTGGAATGAAGCTGGTTATTCCGAAGGAACTCCAGTTCACCGCGGATCGTCTCTTGGAGTCTACCCTCCGTACCGGTACTGCTGATAATGACATCAATGCAGTGCGGAATATGGGCATGCTTCCAGAAGGCTACGACGTTAACCACTTCCTGATTGACACGGATGCGTTCTTCATTATTACGAACGCGCCCAATGGCATGAAGGGCTTTAATCGCGCTGCGGTTAAGACTTCAATGGAAGGGGACTTCGATACTGGCAATGTGCGGTACAAGGCCCGAGAACGCTATGCGTTTGGTTGGTCGGACCCACGCGGCATCTTCGGTTCACCCGGAGCGGCCTAAGACCGGCATAACGGGGGGGAGGGCTTTACGCTCTCCCCCGTTATTTTTCTGGGAATCATAACCCTAGCGACTGTCCCAGCAGACGCTTACGAAGACTCTAGGGCAAATCTCTCGTAAGGAGGAACCAAGATGGCTAACACGACTTTTAACGGGCCCGTCCGTTCGGAAAACGGCTTTAAGGATATTACTGTTGCCGCCGCCACGGGCGCGGTGACAACCAACAGTACTTTCAGTAACAACACCACCATTGGCGGCACTCTTGGTGTCACCCTTGGAATTTCTAACCCCACCGGTGTCGTTGCGCCGAGTATCACGGCCAAGACACAAATGGCGAACGCTTTTAGTGCCGCCTTGGTGAAAAACACCCACTATTTAACTCCTGCGGATGGCGCGGCCTTTACAGCAACGCTCCCGGCACAAGCGTCCTCCTCCACGGGGGATGTTATTATCCTTGAGTGGCAGGTCGTTGTTGATAATGGGGCTACCCAAAAAGTTGGGACCGCCGGTGAGTTTTTCATGGCGAAATCCGCTGTTTATCGCATGACGGGTGCCACTGGATCCGCTGTTGGTCTTATTCAAAGTGTTGATGCTGCTGACGGTACGGGTGACGATTTCCTAAACTTTATTGGTCTTACAAATTCTGGCCCAGGTATTGGAACTTACGCAGTGTTTACCTTCAACGGAAGTGTCTGGAGAGCCGAGGCGCGTTGTACCTCTTCGGGCACGGGTGCGGCTGCAAATCTTTCGGTGTTTGCTACAACTTAATAGGGCTACTTGGGGAGGGGGGCTGGCTCCCCTCCTCTAAAAGGAGAAATTCATGGGCAGGTCCGATGTAACAGCGGTCACCATTACCGCAGATACCGTAGCTTTGGACGCAAATGGGATATCCACGGTGGCAGCGGTCGCGGACAACGCCGCACTTGTTTTAAATGGCGCACTAGCTTCCGGCGGTTCTGTTACCCTTAGTCACGGGAGGATTGTCACGATTCTTTCGTCCGCCGACGACAGTGCAATTTCGTTTACGGTGGTCGGCACTGACGTTAACGGGGACGCACAGACAGAATCCATTACCGGAGCCGATACGGGAACGGCCACCGGGGCCGCGTACTTTCTAACCATTTCTTCCATTACAGCCGTGGGTGATCCAGCGGCTAATGTGACTGCTGGGGTCAATGCCTCTGCGGCGGATGTTATTTTCGCGGGCAGGGCACGACTTAAAGGTGTTTATTTAACCAGCACGGGCACGGCGGGTACGACTAATTTTCTAAATTCCTCTCCCGTCGGCACAAGTGTGATGAAATTAAGCTCCGTTGCCAGCGCCACAGCGACTAGGGATGTAGTGATACCTGAAGATGGTGTTCTATTTACAGCCGGAATGTACATTCAGTACACGGTTTCTACATTCCTGACGATGACAGTATTCCATGCGTAGGCGTCATAGGGCACTCTATCCCTTCTAAAACAGTGCAAACATAGGCAAATCGATGGCTGTTTCTGGATCCAAAGACTTTGAGCTTAACGTAGCAGAGTACATCGAAGAAGCCTTCGAACGCTGTGGTGCGGAGTTCCGCACGGGGTATGATGCGGAAACGTCCCGCCGCTCTTTGAATCTTCTGTTTGCGGACTGGGCCAATAGGGGCCTGAATCGGTGGACAATTAAACAGTTCACCCAAACTCTCGCTGTAGGGGTAGAGGTATATCCGGTAGGGCTTATTACGGCGACTGTCGGGGCCTCCGCCAGCCTTACTGTCGGAGAGACCATCACCGGTTCTAGCAGTGGCACGACGGCGCAGATAATAACAAAGCCTACTTCCACCACCCTTACCGTCACGGTTCCTTCGGGCGCATTCACTGCCGGGGAAACTATCACGGGAAGCAGCAGCGCCGCGACTACCACAATAAGCGCGGACCCTAGCCTAGCTGACGTGCGGTCAACCGTAGATATTTTGACCGGCGTAGTTCGCAGGAGTAGTTCGGATATTTCGATCACTCAGATAAGCCGGGACACATATCTGACCATCCCAACAAAGTCCACCACCGGGCGTCCAATACAGTTTTATTTTGACCGCCAGATAACCCCCGTACTTAAACTGTGGCCGTCTCCCGAGAACAGCACAGATCAATTCATCTACGACCGGATGGTGCGTGTAGACGACGTGGATGCTTCGGTAAATACGGTAGAGGTGCCGTTTAGGTTTTACCCCTGCTTGGCCGCGGGCCTAGCCTATTACCTAGCCCTGAAACGCGCCCCTCAAAGGGTGCAGATCTTGAAGGCCATCTATGAGGAAGAGTTTGAGCGAGCCGCCTTGGAAGATAGAGACAAGACAAGTACATTTGTTGTTCCGTCCTATCCCTACCTAAGTGCGACCGGTTGATGGCTAGATTCGCTTCGAATAAATACGCCCTTGGCATTTCTGACAGAAGCGGTGCTGCGTATCCTTTGCGTAATATGCGGAAAGAGTGGACAGGCATGCTTGTTGGAAAGGACGAGTGGGAGTCCAAGCAGCCGCAGCTAACTGTTCTCAGGGTCGTGGCGGACCCCGAGGCTTTGCGTGATGCCCGGCCCGACAGGACGGAACCTGCGGTAGACGTTCTGTTGTCTTTTAATGCTTTTACTTCCGGAAGTTCAGGATCCTCCATTATAACCGTAAGGGAGCCGGGCAACAGTAGGAGCACCGGAGATGTTGTGCGCTTCCGAACTGTCGAGGCCTTTGACGGGTTTACGGAGGCTGTTTTGGAGGCTGCCAGTGGATATTCTGTAACTGTAGTAGACAGCAGCACGTATACCTTTACGGTTAGCGGAGAGACGGCTTCCACGGGGTCTGTTCAAGGCGGGGGCGCTGCTTCCGCAGGGCCCGTGACGCTGGTAAGTTGAGGGCTAACATATGGCGTATACATTCACGACCTTAAAAACGGCGATACAGGACTACGTGCAGAGCACGGAATCGACCTTCGTCAGCCAACTCCCGAGGTTTATTATAAATGCCGAAGAGCGCATCCTGAAGGAGTGCCAATTAGACGTATTCCGTAAGTCGTCCCAGGGCACCGGAAGCAGTTCGGCCTACTTACAAAAACCCTCCGACTTTTTGGCCCAAAACTCTCTGAGTGTTATCATATCGGGAAGTAAGACGTTTCTTTTGTACAAGCAGGTTACGATGCTCCAGGATTATACTCCTGACCCTGCAACTACAGGAGTTCCCAAATATTATGCTGATTGGGACGAGGCAACGTTTCTTTTAGCCCCGACGCCCGCAAGCGTCTATACGTTTGAACTCCACTATCTGTATCGCCCTCTGTCTATTACAGAAACGGGCGACGGCACTAGCTGGCTAGGAACAAATGCCGAACTGGCCCTTCTGTACGGGTCCCTGGTTGAGGCGTACACTTTCCTGAAGGGGGAGGCGGATCTTTTGGGCTTGTACAACCAGCGTTTTCAAGAGTCCCTGCAATGGTTGAAGAACCTTGGAGAGGGACTGCAAACCCGAGATCAGTACCGGTATGACCGGGTCCGGAAGGAAGTGGCGTGATGCTGGGTGCGTCTGGCAATGGCAGTTTGGGGAACGTGTCTGTGTTCACGTCAAATGACGGGGGCCACTCGCCTGACGACATAGCCGAAATGGCCTTAAATAAGATAATATCTGTCTCCGAGGACGCTCCTTTTTTCATTCGGGATCAGGCATTGGCGCACAGAGACAAGTTGAAAGAAGTCCTTGTTTTTTATATGAATAAGATGGCCCAGAGCGAGCGGACAACACTCTGGGCGTTGTTGGAGAAACAGGGCCACGCCGACATGGCTGAGATTATAAGGAGACTGTAATGGCTATCGGAACCTCCGCAATATGCGGAACATTTAAGAGAGAGGCGCTGGCGGGGATCCATTTTATTACCGCGCACACTCGCACCGGGTCGAGTGCTATTGGTGCGGATGCCTTTAAAATCGCCCTTTACACCAATTCCTCGGCTTTTGATGCGGACACTACGGGGTATTCCACGAGCGAAGAAATCTCGGGGACTAACTACACCGCAGGCGGCAACACGTTGGCCAGTGCCACGATTGGTCTCGGGGACAACAGTAGCAGCGTTCCGACAGCCTTCGTGGATTTTGCAGATACGACATGGTCTACGGCGACCATCACGGATGCTCGGGGAGCCCTGATTTACAACAGCACCCTCGCCACGGCGGGTACGGGGTCTACGACTAACCATGCCGCAAAGCCTTCGGTTGCAGTCATTAACTTTGGTGGTGATAAGTCGTCCAGCGCGGGAGACTTCACCGTCCAGTTTCCGACCAATGACGCAAATACCTCGATTATCCGGGTAGCGTAATGGCAATAGTCGCCGGTTGGGGCCGAGGTACTTGGGGCGAGGGGACGTGGGGTAGTGAAATTCCCGTCTCCGTCACGGGTGTGTCGGCTGCGGCGGAAGCGGGGGCGGTAGCCTTTCCGAAGGATGTCCCGGTCACGGGTGTATCGGCGGCAACTGCGGCGGGTTCGGTATCTACAGTAGGAGAGGCGAACGTCTCTCTTACAGGTGTCTCAGCGGCTACCGCGGCGGGTTCGGTATCTGTAGTAGGAGAGGCGAACGTCTCCGTCACGGGTGTGTCGGCTGCGACTGCGGCGGGTTCGGTGCAGTTGAACTTTAGGTTTACGGTCGCGGGTGTGTCGGCTGCGACTGCGGTAGGCTCGGCGACTGTCTGGAATGAAATTATTCCGGGACAGACGGCCCGGTGGGGCGCTATTGTTCCGGGACAGACGGCTAATTGGACTGAGATGGCGGCATAGGAACATAAAATGGCTTCTTCATTTACGACAAGCTTTGGAATAGAGAAAATCGCCACTGGCGAACAGGCCGGTGTGTGGGGGACGACCACGAACCACAACGCTGATATTCTGGATCGCATTGCTTCGTACACTTCGGTGGCGCTGTCCGGCACGACTCATACCCTCACGGTAAGAGAGGCCTCTCCGGGCGCAGGCACTGAAAATCTTCAGGACGGCATGTACCGTGTGATTAAGTTCACCGGAGCCCTCGGTGCCAACAATACGGTCACGATAGCGCCGAATACGAGTAAGGCGTGGTTTATTGTCGAGAATGCCACTACTGATTCTGGTTCTAGCGGCCCCTACTCGGTGATCCTTACGCAGGGTTCCGGGGCAAATATCACTCTCCAGAACGGCAAGAATGCAATCGTGTACTGCGACGGCGCGGGTGGTGGTGCGGTGGTCTTCAACGCCCTCAATGATCTGCAAATAGCTACTCTCGAAGTGACGGGCGCTGCCGCAGTTGACGGTCTTCTAACCGCCGGGGCTAGTGTAGCCGTGACCGGTAACGTAACCACGACCGGAACGGTCGAGCCTGCGGGCGACACTTCAGCCTCCGACAACGCGGCCATTGGCTACACCGCTGGTGAAGGTCTTGTCCTGACGGGGCAGGGTTCGACCAACGACGTGACGATCAAAAATGATGCCGACGGCGAAGTGATGGGCGTCCTCACCGGGACAACGACCGCGGCGTTTACTGGACAAGTGACCGCCACCGGATTTACCGGAACTTTGGACGGCATTCTGGGGTCTGGTACTGCGGCTGCTGTTTCGGGCACGACCATTGGCGCGTCTGGATTAATCACTGCCAATGCTAAAATTGACATGACCGGCACCGAATTAATTCTGGACGACGGCGGTAATACTTCCATCACGGCGGATACGGACAATACGATTGATATTCGTATCAACAGTGCCGATGATTTCCAGTTTACGGCCAATACCTTCTCGGTGTTGTCTGGCTCGGCGCTCAATGTTGATAGCGGTGCCACGATTGTGAACTCAGGCACTGCAACCGGTTTCGGCGCTGACGCGGAACGTGCTATTTCGGGCGTCCTTCAAGCCAACGCCAATTTCGTGGATCAAGTCATCTTTGGCCCCTCCGTTGATGGCGTGCCATGGAACGGGGCGTGGAGCAAAGCATCTGTATTTTCTAGCCTTATGTTAGCAACTATTGAAGATGAGGGCAGTAACACAGAAATCAACATCTGGGATTTAACGGAACAATCGGCAGGAGTAATCAGCACCACGCCACTGGCAACAATTGATTTAAGTGCTGCGGCAACTCCGACATCAATTGCAGCGGCTATGGGCTACCTGATTGTAGGCAGCGAGGACGGCATCGCCATCATCGACCCGCATTCCGGCGCATGGGCTGAACGAACGGCTGGCTGGCCCCGCACGTTATCTAGCAGCACGACACCGGCACTGACTAATAACGATGTGCTTGTCGTTGGTGCGGGATTTGCCTCTCAACCTGATCTTGATCCGAGAACTGGTGGTCCGATGCCAACCTTTATTCTCGGATACGGCACTGGTGCGGATGTTGTTTCTATTCTTAAAACCGATGGCAATGTTTTCGACAAAACTGGCACTGTGG